CAAGGGTGGATTGATGAACATGGACTACGAAGGCGCTGCCGAGATTGAACGCGCGTGGCGCGAAGGACTGACTCCCGACCCGCTACTCACCGTGTCCGAATGGTCAGATCGCCATCGGATGCTCTCCAGCAAGGCATCTGCCGAACCCGGGTGCTGGCGTACCAGTCGCACGCCGTACCTGAATGCAATCATGGACTGCCTGTCGCCGACCTCGCCGGTCGAGCGCGTGGTGTTCATGAAGGCGGCACAGCTTGGCGCGACCGAGATGGGATCGAACTGGATCGGCTATGTGATCCACCACGCACCCGGGCCAATGATGGCGGTGTGGCCAACAGTGGAGATGGCCAAGCGCAACTCCAAGCAGCGGATCGATCCGCTGATCGAGGAGTCGTCCGCACTGGCTGAACTGATTGCACCGGCGTGCAGCCGGGATTCCGGCAACACCATCCTTGCCAAGGAGTTCCGGGGTGGCGTGCTGGTGATGACCGGGGCCAACAGCGCGGTCGGGCTGCGTTCGATGCCTGTGCGGTATCTGTTCCTCGACGAGGTCGACGGCTATCCGTTGGACGTCGAGGGTGAAGGCGATGCGATCTCGCTGGCCGAGGCGCGTACCCGCACCTTCGCGCGGCGCAAGATCTTCATCGTCTCGACCCCAACGATCTCAGGGGCATCGGCTATCGAGCGCGAGTACGAGGCCAGTGACCAACGTCGCTACTTTGTGCCGTGTCCGCATTGCTCCCACCGTCAGTGGCTGCGTTTCGAGCAGCTGCGTTGGGACAAAGGGCAACCGGAAACCGCTGCCTACATCTGTGAGTCATGTGATACCGCGATTGCCGAGCATCACAAGACGTGGATGCTGGAGCACGGCGAGTGGCGTGCGATGATCACCGATGGCGCGGGTAAGACTGCAGGCTTCCACCTGTCGTCGCTGTATAGCCCGGTGGGCTGGCGTTCGTGGCGAGAGATCGCCGCTGCGTGGGAAGCCGCCGTCAGTAAAGAGTCGGGATCGGCCGCCGCCATCAAGACCTTCAAGAACACCGAGCTAGGCGAAACCTGGGTCGAGGAAGGCGAAGCACCAGACTGGCAACGGCTGGTCGAACGCCGCGAGGACTACCGCGTCGGCACGGTGCCACAAGGCGGTCTGCTCTTGGTCGGCGCGGCCGACGTGCAGAAAGACCGCATCGAGGCGTCGGTCTGGGCCTGTGGGCGCGGCAAGGAGTCCTGGCTGGTTGAGCACCGCGTGCTGATGGGTGACACCGCCCGCGACGCGGTATGGAAGCGCCTTGCTGAAATGCTGGCCGAAACCTGGACACACGCCTCCGGCGCGGCGATGCCGCTGGTGCGTTTTGCCTTGGATACCGGCTTTGCGACGCAGGAGGCCTACGCCTTTGTGCGGGCTTGCCGCGATTCGCGTGTGATGTCTGGTCGCGGCCATCAACGAACTGAAAGCCGCCGTGGTGTCGTCGGCGGTGATCGACGATGCGCACGTCGCGGCCACGACCACCTACTCGTCCAACAAAATCGTCTCGCTGCTCGACGCGCTTAAGGCTGACATCCTCGGTGGAGCGGACGCCGCCTACGACACCTTGGTCGAGATTCAGCAACTGCTACAGAACGGCACCAGTGGCCTGGAAGTGCTGCTCGCCGCCGTCAACAGCCGCGTGCGCTTCGACGGCGTGCAGTCGCTAACCGTTGCCGAGCAACTTCAGGCGTGCAGCAACATCGGTGCCGTCGCGGCCAGTGATGTCGGCAACACCGACACCGACTTTGTCGCGGTCTTTGTGGGTGCGCTGGTCTGATGAGCCTCGCATCGCACATCAGTGCGCTGGCCAGTCGTGTCGGGCTCGAGGTCAAGACCAAGATCGACGCAACCCACCCCGGTCTGGCCCGGGCGTGGGTGTGCTTTGGCTACGTCGGCAACCAGATCGTCGTGCGCTCCTCGCACAACGTGGCCAGCGTGACCCGGACGGCGGCGGGCCGCTACCGCGTGAACTTCACCGTTGCCATGCCCGATGCCAACTATTGCTGGACGGCGCTCGCCCGTAGCAGCACCAACAGCGGCACGCAGCGCATTGCGATCGTGCGATCCAGCACCGACCAGAAGACCGCTCAGTACGTCGACATCAGTTGCGCCACCACGTCCGCATCCTTCGACGACTCCTCCGAAATCAACCTCACGGTGTATCGCTGATGGCCTACACACAAGCACATCTCGACGCACTGGAAGCGGCGCTGGTCAAGGGCGAAAAGCGCGTGACCTTCGGCGACAAGACCGTCGAGTACCGCAGCGTCGATGAACTCCAGGCCGCCATTGCAGCGGTCAAGCGCGACCTCTTCGAGCAGGCCGTGGATACCGGACTGTGGCCCGGTGCGCCACGCCAGATCCGGGTCACCACCGGCAAAGGGTTCTGAACATGCAATGGTTTGACCGAATGCGCAGGCGCGTCGGCATGAGTCTGCTTGGCGGCACCCCGTTCTATGACGGTCTCGGTGGCGGCCGTCGCGCATTGGCGTGTCGGGAAATGTGATCCGTGCGGGCATCGAATTCGACAAGCTCGGACGGCGGGTGGCTTACCACCTGTATCGCTCACACCCGGGTGATGGCTCACTGGCTCCGATGTCGGGCACTGGTGGCGTGGTGGGCGGTCTCGACACAGTGCGTGTCCCGGCCAGCGAAATCATTCACCTGTTTCGTCCCTTGCGGCCCGGACAGATCCGGGGCGAACCGTGGCTGGCGCGCGCACTGGTCAAGCTCAACGAACTCGACCAGTACGACGACGCCGAGCTCGTGCGCAAGAAAACCGCCGCGATGTTCGCGGGCTTCATCACGCGCCTGTCACCTGAGGACAACCTGATGGGTGAAGGCTTGCCGGATGCCAGCGGTGCGGCATTGGCCGGGCTGGAGCCGGGCACGATGCAGATCCTGGAGCCCGGCGAGGACGTGAAGTTCAGTCAGCCCGCCGACGTTGGCGCGAGCTACGCCGAATTCCTGCGCATGCAGTTCCGGGCGGTGGCAGCGGCGATGGGCATCACCTACGAGATGCTGACCGGCGACCTGACGCAAGTGAACTATTCGTCGATCCGGGCCGGGCTGCTGGAATTTCGCCGCCGCTGTGAGGCCATCCAGCACGGCGTGATCGTCCACCAGCTGTGCCGCCCGATCTGGCGTGCCTGGATGGAGCAGGCGCTACTTGAAGGCGTGCTGGCGTTGCCGCAGTTCAACGAGAAGAAGCGGGACTACTTCGCGGCCAAATGGATTCCACAGGGTTGGCAGTGGGTCGATCCCAAGAAGGAATTCGACGCGATGCTGACCGCCATTCGTGCCGGGCTGCTGTCTCGATCGGAAGCCATCTCGGCCTTCGGCTACGACGCCGAGGACATCGACCGCGAGATCGCCGCCGACAACCAGCGTGCCGATGAGCTCGGTCTGGTCTTTGACTCCGACCCGCGCCACGACAAAGCGCCCCAACCATCGGCATCGGGCGCTCCCATGAATGCGGTCGCCACGGTGGCCGTGCCGCAAGACCAACAGGACAACTGACATGCAACTCGTTCATCTGGCGTCCCGCCTCTACGGGACGCCGCTCCTCATTGCGCGTCCCAAACTCGACGTGATCCTCTCCGTGCTGGGTTCCCGCATCGGCTTGCCCGATCTGGACATGGCGATGCCGCTGCCCATGCCGCGCCAGAACGCCACATCGGGTCAGGCGGGCATTGCCGTCATCCCGATGGTCGGCACGCTGGTCAGACGTTCGATGGGTATCGAAGCCGCCTCTGGCCTGATGTCCTACGGCGAGATCGAAGCCCGACTGGATGCCGCGCTGGCCGACCCACAGGTGGCGGGCATCCTGCTCGATCTGGATTCGCCCGGCGGCGAGGCATCGGGTGTGTTCGAGTTGGCAGAGCGCATCCGCGCTGCCAGCACCATCAAGCCGATCTGGGCACACGCCAACGATGCCGCGTACTCGGCGGCTTTTGCCATCGCGGCAGCCTGCCAGCGCCTGACGCTGTCGCAGACCGCTGGCGCCTGAACTACACCGCTGTCTTCGCGGGCAGCCACAAGAACGATTTCTCCCCGCACGAGCCACTCACCCCCCAGGCCACCACCGCGTTGCAGACCGAGGTGGATCGCCTCTACGACGTCTTCGTGAATCAGGTCGGACAGATGCGCGGCATCGATCCGGATGCCGTGCGCGCCACCGAAGCGGGGCTGTTCTATGGCGAGCAGGCGGTGGCAGCAGGCCTCGCCGACGCGGTGATGCCGTTTGATGCGGTGATGACCGAGTTCACCGACGCGTTGGCGGCCAAGCAACGGTTGGCGCAGCCTGGCGTGGCCCGCGCCTCGCCGCGAAGCCTGTCCACTCAATCCATTTCAAACCCGACCCGAAGCAAACCTTTCACCCTGGAGAACACCATGACCGACCCCAAAGACGACCACGAAAACCTTAAGCGTCCGGCCGACACCGACCCACAGGGCGACCAGCCGCAGCTTGAGATCGATCCGCAACCGACGCCTGCCGCCCAAGCCGCACTGGCGCAGTCGTTCGCCAGCGGGCGCGGCCAAGCTCAGGCCATTGCAGAGATGTGCCTGATCGCGGGCCAATCCCAACGCACGGCGGAATTCCTCGCAGCAGGCTTCTCGGAAGCGCAGGTGCGCCGCGCCTTGCTCGATGCCCGTGCCGACCAACCCGAAATCGCCTCGCGTATCACTGCCGAGGCAGGAACCAGCCAGCACCCGGAAAACAGTCCGGTGGTCGCTGCCGTCAAGAAACTCACCGCCAAGGAGTAAGCCATGCCCACTGTCTCTCAACCCAAGAATCTCGGCGACCTGTTGAAGTACGAAGTGCCGAATCTCTACTCGCGTGACCAGGACACCGTCGCGGCCGCGCAGAACCTGTCGCTGGGTACCGTGGTGGGCCGCGAAACGGCTACCGCCAAGCTCAAGGTCCTCGACCCGAGCACTTCGGACGGCACGGAAACCGCCGTTGGCGTGCTCGGCAATGACGTCGATGCGACGCTGATTGACCATGAGGACGCGATCCTGATCGCCCGCCACGCCATCGTCGCGCGCGGCGCATTGGTCATGCCTCAATGGCGGATTCGCAAATTGCAAGTCGCCATCGTCGCGTGCGGCGCATTGGTCTGGCCGACCGGCATCAGCACTGCGCACAAAGTGGCTGCCATCAAGCAACTCGCAGAACGTGGAGTCCTGGCCCGCGAGACTGCCTAAAACCCGCGCCTGACCCACTTCCAACGCTCCGTTTCGCTCCCCCAAAAACCCGCCGCTGGCGGGTTTCGTCATTTCTGGAGATCCCAAATGCAGAACCCTTTTGAAAACCCCGGCTTTTCGATGGCCAGCCTGACGGCCGCCATCAACCTCCTGCCCAACCGCTATGGGCGGCTGGAGCAACTCAACCTGTTCCCGGCCAAGCCGGTGCGCACCCGGCAGATCATCGTCGAGGAGTACGCCGGTCGTCTGAACCTGCTGCCCACCCGGGCACCCGGTTCGCCCGGCACGGTGGGTGAACGTGGCAAGCGCAACCTGCGCTCCTTCGTGATCCCGCACATCCCCCACGACGACGTGGTGCTGCCCGAAGAAGTGCAAGGACTGCGCGCCTTCGGTTCCGAAACCGAAATGGAAGCCATCGGCGGTGTCATGGCCCGTCATCTGGAGACCATGCGCAACAAGCACGCGATCACCCTGGAGCATCTGCGCATGGGCGCGCTCAAGGGCAAGATCCTCGATGCCGACGGCAGTGAACTCGTCGACCTGTTCGACGAGTTCGACATCACCGCGCAATCGGTGTCGTTTGAGTTTTCGACGGCAGCCGACAACGGGCAAATCAAGGCTGCCTGCCTGGAGCTTCTGGGTCTCATGGAAGATGGTCTCACCGGCGAGTTCTCGACCGGCGTGCATGTGCTGTGCTCGACCGAGTTCTTCCGGGCGCTGACCACCCACAAGGAGGTCAAGACCGCCTACCAGAACTGGCAGCAGGGCGCGGTGCTGATCAACGACATGCGCTCGGGCTTCAGCTATAGCGGCATCACCTTCGAGGAATACCGGGGCCAGGCGTCGTTTGTGCAGGCCGACGGCACGCTGGGGTCGCGCCGCTTCATTGCCGCAGGGGAAGCCCATGCCTTTCCGCTGGGTACAGTGGATACCTTCGCGACCTACTTCGCGCCAGCGGACTTCAACGAGACCGTGAACACCATCGGCCAGCCGCTGTATGCCAAGCAGGAGCCACGCAAATTCGACCGTGGCACTGATTTGCACACGCAATCGAACCCGTTGCCGATGTGCCACCGCCCGGGCGTGCTGATCAAGTTGACGGTGTCGTGATGAGTCTCGTCGAGCAGATTTACGCATCGGCCGACAATGCCGGACTGCTGAAAGACTGCTTCTGGCGTCCTTCGGACGGCTCACCGATGCAGCACCATCCGGTCGGCTTCACTGCGCCGGACGACACCGTGTTCGACGGGCTTACCTCGACCACCGACCACCAGATGTCGTACCCGGCCTCGGTCCTCAAAGGGCTGGCTCCGCGCGACACGGTCGAGATCGATGGCGTGATCTATCAGGTGCGTAGCACCCGGGCCGTGGGCGACGGCTCGGAGATGCGTGCACAGCTCACCAGGGTGTAGCACCGTGTCCGGCAACTCGATCCGCGAACAGATCCTGCTCGTGGTGATGGCGGCTGTCCGAACGCCGGTGGAATCGCTCGGTGCGACGCTACACCGCTCGCCCACGGTGGCCATCAGCCGGGAGCAATGCCCGGCACTGATGGTGTTCCCCGAGTCCGAATCGATCACCGAGCACGCCAACGACCGCGTCACACGCGAGCTCACGGTGCGCCTCGTCGCGCTGGCCCGCGCGGCACCTCCCGCCATTCCGGAAACCGAGGCTGACCGGCTGCTCACTGTAGCCCATGCTGCGCTGCTGGCCGACCGGAATCTGGGTGGCCTTGCCTTGGGTATCCGCGAGCAGGAATGCGAGTGGGACATCGAGGACGCCGATGCGGTGGCCGCCACGATTCCGGCGCGCTATGCGATCACTTACCGGACGCTCGACACCGATCTTTCAGCCAAAGGATGACCCCCATGACTTCCATCGTTCTGACTCAGCCGCACACCCACGCGGGCCAAGCCCACCAGGCGGGCGAACGGCTCGATGTGGATGGCAGCACTGCCGACTGGCTCATCGCCAACGGCATCGCCCGCCACGACCGCCAGCCCGTACCCGAGCCCCAGCCGCAAGGCGACGGCACACCCATTGAGCCCATCCGACCCATCACCACCCAACGCAAGGAATCCAAATCATGAGCACCTACGCCAGTTTTCAGGGCCGCGTCTTCCTCGGCAAGCGCGACGAATCCGGCCTGCCCATCGAAGTGCGCTCGCCCGGCAACGTCGCCGAGCTCAAGCTCTCGCTCAAGACCGACGTGCTGGAGCATTACGAGAGCCAGACCGGCCAGCGCTCGCTCGACCACCGGATGGTCAAGCAAAAGTCGGCCACCGTGAATCTCACCATCGAGGAGTTCACCAAGGAAAACCTCGCGCTGGCGCTGTACGGCAACCACGTCACCGGCAGCACAGGCACTGTGACCTTTGAGCCCATCGGCGGCGCTGCTCCGGTGGTCGGCGACCGCTACTTCTTCGCCCATCCCAAGGTGTCGGTGCTGGTGGTGACCGACTCGGCACGCACGCCCGCAACACTGACCGCAGGCACGCACTACACCGCCGACACCGATTTCGGTGCCCTCCAGTTTCTGGATATCACCGGCTTCACCGCACCGTTCAAGGCCGCCTACAGCTACGGTGTCGCCACCGAGATCGGCATCTTCACGCAGGCGCTGCCGGAGCGCTACCTGCGCCTGGAAGGCATCAACACTGCGCAGGGCAACGCCAAGGTGCTGGTCGAGCTGTACCGCGTGGCCTTCGATCCCTTGAAGGAAATCTCCTTCATCTCGGACGAGTACAACAAGTTCGAACTGGAAGGCTCGCTCCTGGCCGACACCACCAAGCCCTATGACGCGGTGCTCGGCCAGTTCGGCCGCATCGTGCAACTGTGATGGGGACTGCCATGAGCGATCTGGAAACTCTCATCCCACAAGCAGTGGAGCTGGTCATCGACGGGGAGCCGTTGGCCATCAAGCCACTCAAGGTCGGCCAGATGCCCGCCTTCCTGCGTGCGATCACGCCGGTAATGCAGCAGATCGGGGGCGATGGTATCGACTGGCTGGCCCTGTTCGGCGAGCGCGGCGACGACCTGCTGACGGCAGTGTTCATCGCCGTTGGTAAGCCCCGCGCGTGGGTCGACGCACTCGATGCCGACCAGGCCATCCTGTTGGCGGCCAAGGTGCTTGAGGTCAACGCCGATTTTTTTACCCGGACGGTGATGCCTCGGCTGAACGTGGAAATGGGTGGATTGATCGCGCAGACGAGCGCGGCGGTGGCAGTGACCACGGCTGGTTCGATACCGTCCAGCACCTGATCGAGCGCGGCCACCGGTTGCCCGACATCCTCGACTACACCCTGGCGCAGGTGCGTGGCTTCGCCGCCGCCACCGCGCGTGAGGACGCCGCACGCGATGCCCGGCTGCTCTCGCTGATCGCCATCGGCGCACGCGGCGACTCGCGTCACCTCGACCAGACCCTCGACAGGCTCCAAAACCATGCGCATCTCGGTTCGCATCGATAGCAAGGCCGCGCAGGCGCAGTTGCGCCGCTGGGGCGGCGAGCTCCGCGAGAAGGTCCAGAAGATAGTCGCGCGCGGCATCGCCAGTGAGGCCGCCGAACTCAAGCAGGACGTGCGCAGCCACGTCGCGGGCCAGATGACGGTGGTCAAGAAGTCCTTCGTCAAGGGTTTCACTGCCAAGGTGCTCGACAAGGACAAGAACCGGCTGCCTGCGCTCTACGTCGGCTCGCGCATCCCGTGGTCGGGCATCCACGACCGTGGCGGCATCATCGGTGGCCGGATGCTGATCCCGCTGCACGGGCGCGTGGGCCGCAAACGCTTCAAGGCGCAGATCGCCGAGCTGATGCGCTGTGGCAACGCCTATTTCATCAAGAACGCCAAGGGGAACATCGTGCTGATGGCCGAGAACATCAAGGAACACGACCGGCCACTGTCGGGCTTCAAGCGCCGCTACCGCAAGGCCGAGGGCATCAAGCGGCTCAAACGTGGCGCGGATGTACCCATCGCCGTGCTGGTGCCCCGGGTGCAGCTCAAGAAGCACCTGAACGTCGAACGTATCGTCGCCGGTCGGATTCCGCGCCTCTCCGCACGGATCGAGAAGCAGTTGCGGCTGGTGGACTGAAATGGCAAACCGCATTTCCATCCTTGTTGCGCTCGAAGGCGCTGACGAGGGGCTCAAACGCGCCATCAATTCGTCCGAGCGCAGCCTTGGCGAGTTTGGCGCGAACGCCAAGACCGCAGGCGATCAAGCTGCCGCCGGGATGGCCGAGGTCAAGACCGGAATGAGCGCATTTGGCGATCAGGTCGCCAAGGCCAAGACGCAGTTGCTGGCTTTCCTCACCATCAACTGGGCCAGTGGCAAGGTGCAGGAGATCGTCCAGATCGCCGATGCCTGGAACATGATGTCTGCGCGGCTCAAGCTCGCCACCGCTGGCAGCCGCGAGTACACGGTCGCGCAGAAGGAACTGTTCGCCATCTCGCAGCGCATCGGCGTGCCGATCCAGGAGACCGCCACGCTTTACGGCAAGACGCTCGGTCTGATCGATCAGGAAACGCAGGCGCGCAAGCAGGCCGCCGCCCGGCAAGGCCAGACCGAGGAGGAGTGCCGGGCCAACGTGCAGCGTGTCGAGAACGACATCCTCGCCACCAAGTGCCAGACCCTGGCGCAGGCGCTCTCCGAGTACCGCCAGCACATCGATGCCCTCAACGCCGAAGCCAACCGGCATCTGGCGGAAGTGCAGCGCATCGAGGAAGCCAAGCGCCAGTTGTCGATGTCCACGGAGGAGCGCATCCGCGACATCCGCCGTCAGGGTATGACCGAGTTCGAGGCCACCGAGGATCGCAAGCACCAGATCGTGGAGATGCAGGAACAGGCGCGTCGCGCGCTGGCCAACGGCGAGTTGGAGCTTGCTCGCCAGCTCGCGCAGAAGGCGATGGACATGGCCGCGCAGGTGGCCACCAGCCAGACCAACGAGGCCAAGCGCGGCGAGGAAGCGCGCAAACAGTCCGAGCAAGCGGTGTCTCAGGTCACGCAGCTGGAAGCACAGTCGCGCGAGGCATACCGCAGGCAGGAGTACCAGCAGGCCGCCGATTTGATGCGGCAAGCCGATCAGTTGCGCGCGGAACTGGCGCAGAAGGCCAAGGATGCCGACGTGCAAGCCGCGCAGGGCAAACAGGGCGTGCGCGATGCCATCGACCGCATCCGCCAGTCTGAGGAAATTCTCAATCAGACACTTGATGCCGAAGCGAAGGCGCACCAGACAGCCGCACGCTCGGCAATCACGGCGCGCGATGAGATTCAGCGGACGCTGACCGAGACCACGCGCCAGATCGACGACATCACGGCCAAGCTCAAGAACGGGCTGAAAGTCACGCTCGATGCCGACACCACGCGCTTCGACAAGGCCATCGCTGATCTGGACAAGGCACTGGCCGAGAAGGAATACCTGCTCCAGATCCAGGCCGATCTGCAGGAAGCGGAGAGGAAGCTCAAGGAATACGAGCAGTTGCTCAAGGAAGGCAAGACGCTGCCGGTCGATGCCGATGTGTCCAAGGCCAAAGAGGCACTGGATAAGCTCAAGACCTACGCCGACCAAAACGCGCAGTTTGAGCTGAAGGTGGCGACCGAGAAGGCGCAGGCAGCTATCACCAATGTCGAGGGGATGATCAAGGTGCTGGATCGCATCCAGACCGAGTCGCAGCATCTGGTGGCCAGCAACGTCGGTGCGGTACGCGCGGAAATCGACAGCCTCAACGGGCGCAACACTTCCAGCACCCACACCATCTACGTGACCAAGGTGGAAACCAATGCCACTGGCGGTCTGGTGGGTGGCGTGCGGCGGTTTGCCGACGGCGGTGCGGTGGATCCGGCCTTTCCCCGGATGAGCGGTGGCTCGGTGCCCGGCTCCGGCCACCACGACACCGTGCCGCGCACCCTGGATGCCGGGGCCTTCGTGATCCGCAAGGCGGCGGTGCAGAAGTACGGCAGCGGCGCGCTAACGCGTCTGGCCAATGGTGTCGCCCACTTCGCGGTCGGTGGGCGCGTTGCCTCGTTGGGCGGTACCGGCTCCACAGGCTCCGATCCCAACGACAAGCCGAGCAGGCCCAAGAAGAACCGCGAAGCGTTCGAGGCGCTCAAGATGATCGACCTGGGCCTACAGGGGATGAACGAGTACACGAGCTGGCTGCAGTGGAACTACGGCGCATCGGTCAGCCTGGACATGAAGCGCAAGACGATGGAGAACTACGGCAAGCAGGCGCAGCAGGATCGCCGCACGCTGGAAGACTTCATCGGCCGCAAGACCCTGACCGGCAACGAGCACCAGAACCTCGAACGCATCAAGCAGACGTGGCGGCAGGCGATGGCCCAGCCGCTGCTCTGGGGTAAAGACCTGGAGCGCGAGCTGATCGACTACATGGAGCAAAACCAGGGCGAGTTTTACAGGCGCGGTGGCTTGGCGAAATCCGACACCGTCCCGGCGATGCTCACCCCGGGCGAGTTCGTTGTGAACCGGCAGGCAGTCGCCCGCTACGGCGCTGGCTTCTTCGAAGCCATCAACAACCTGAGCGCTCCGGCGCAGGCACTGGCCGGGCGTGCGCTGGCAGGCATTAAGGGCTTTGCCTCGGGCGGTCTGGTGCAGCCCGCAAGCCGCAGCCTGCCACGTCCCTCGTTGCCCGAAGGTACCCCCACCCGCACCGTGCGCGTGGAACTGTCCTCGGGACAACAGAAGGTCAACGCCACCGTCGATGCGCGCGACGAAGCGCGACTGCTGCAACTGCTGGACGCAGCTTGACCGTGCGCTCCTGTTTCTCTGCCTGAGGGTTTCCCGATGCAACTGAAGAACCTCGACACCGGGGTGGCTCTGCCATTGCCTGACGACTTGCTCTGGAGCGACGAGCACGCGTGGTCGCCCTTCCCCGACATCTCCGAGCTGGATCGCGCCGGAGGCCGTGTCAACCTGCGCAAGAGCTTCGTGCAAGTGGCCACGGATGACACCGACACCTACTTCGGGGCCAACGTCATCGTGGCTGAGCCGCCGCAGGACGAGCGCGTCAGCGTCACGCTGTTTTCCACCCGCAAGACCTTCGACACCCGTGAGCAGGCGCAGACCCGCATCGAGGCCTACCTCAACAAAGGGCCGGAGTGGGCGGCTACCTGTTCGAGAACCACATTGCGGGCCAGCGGGTGATCCAACTCTTCCAACGCCTCAGCGACACCGTGCCCAACGTCGGCCAGACCCTCGTCCTGATCGAGAACGAAGGACTGCCCACGCAGAAGGAGCAGTACATCCGCGCCACCGCCGTGTCGGTGGTCGAGCGCAGTTTCACTTACAACACCGACCAGGACTACAAGGCGGCGGTCGTCACCGTCGCCATCAGCGACGCGCTGCGCTTTGATTTCACGGGCTCGCCTGCCAGCAGAACCTTCACGCGGGTAACCAATAGCACGAAAACGCGCGACACGGTGGTGGCCGACGCGGGCACCTACGTCGGTGTCGTACCGCTGACGCAGGCTGCCAATGTGGGCGACTTCACCATCAAGGGCGCGTCCGTCTACACACAGCTCGTGCCCAGCGCCCAGACCGAGACGCCGATCTCCTTCGTGCCCCCCTACGCCGCTGCAGGTTTGCCGGTGCCGGGCACGGCACCCGTGAGCTACACGGCCAGCCACGCCTGGAACACCAGCATCAAATTCAACCTGCCGGGTGGCTGCCTGCCGGGGTCGCTGTCCATCGTCACCGATGGCATCACGATCTTCGACGATGCGGGCCTGATCAAGACCGCCAGCGGCACGCTGGGCACCATCGACTACGCCAACGGCGTCCTGAGCCTGAACTCCGGCTCGATGTCCAACAGCAAGGCCATCACCTACTCACCTGCTGCACAACTGCAGCGCGTGCCGCAAAGCGCGGAGATCGCGGTCACGCCGGAATCGCGCAGCCAGTCCTACGTCGGCACCGTGAACCCGGTGCCACAACCTGGCACGCTTGCCATCAGCTACATGGCGCAGGGCCGTTGGTACGTGCTTTCGGATGGCGGCAATGGCTCTCTCAAAGGGCTGGATGCCAGCTACGGCGCGGGCACTTTCAACAAACACCGGAGCCTTCGTCGTAACCTTGGGGGCACTGCCCGACGTGGGCTCATCGCTGATCCTGACGTGGAACGTGCCGACCCAGGAAACGCAGCAGCCAACCGCCGCTCTGAAACCATCGCAGGCCCTGCAGCTTGCCCCGCCCGAAGGCAAAAGCGTTCAGCCAGGCACGCTCACCATCACCTGGCCACACGAGAGCGGCACGGGCACGCGCACGGCGTCCGCCACCACGTCTGGCGAGCTCAGTGGTGCTGCCACCGGTAGTCTGAACGTCGCGCAGAACCTCTTGAGCTTCGCGCCGAATGTCCTGCCGCCAGTCGGCGCACCACTGACCGTGGACTACGTTGCGGGCCCCAAGCAGGAAGACAGCTTCGCGCACCCCTCGCGCGATGGCCAGGGCAAGGTGCCGGTGACTGCAACCCTGGGCTCCATCGAGCCGGGTTCATTGGAGATCGAGTGGAACACCCTGACGGACACCGCCGTACTCGGGGTCTACACGCTTCAGCAGATTCAGGCGATGGGGCTAGGCCTGTGGAACGGGGTCGATCCCACGCAATACGCCCGCGACGATGGTGCGGGTAATGTGCTGCGCGCAGGCCAAGTCATCGGTAGCGTCAACTACGCCACCGGGGCGGTGCAGTTCCAGCCCGACGTCACGGTCAAGATTCCAAGTCCCGTCTACGGGGCGCAGCGCCTTGGCTGGGCATCGGGCGTGGGCCAGATGTTCCGCCTCAACTACGGCGGCATCAACTACGTGGATGCGCCGTCGCTCTACCCGAACGACGAGTCCGGCTACGTCAAGCTGCGCTACAACAGCGCGGGCTCGACCAGCAACCACAGCGAGACGTTCGCGTTCAGCCCATCGTTTCGGCTAGTGCCCGGTGTCAACGCGCAGGTGGTGACGGGCACGGTGTTGCTGGCCATCGCGGGCAGCCAGCCCTGGGGTGACAACGGCCAGGGCACGCTGCGCGAATTCACGCCCAGCGGCTGGGTCACGCGTGGCAGCATCAACTACCTCTCGGGTGCGGTGACGCTCACCTCGTGGTCGGCGGGCGCGACCAACAGCATCACGCGCGCCAGTTGCGTGACCACTGTGGGCGAGAACATCTCCAGCGAGTACGTGTTCCGCACCGGTGCTGCGCCACTTCGCCCCGGATCGCTCTCCATTCAGTTCGCCCGCGCGGTGGGTGGCACCCAGACCGTGACGGCAGGCATCGATGGCACGCTCGCCGCGGCTGGCGTCATCGGCAGCGTCGATTACGACACCGGCCTCGTGCGGGTGCGCTTTGGCACCGCACAACAGCGTGCAGCAGTCCATCGACATCTCGGCTCCCAACAGTCAGTCCATCCTGCGCTTCAACGAAACCGCCCACGGCGATTTCTGGTTCGAGGCCGATGTCGAGTTGCTGACCGACCCGAGCGCCCGCAAACACATCGGCCTGTGGATGACCACCGGCAATGGCTCCGAAGGCTACCGGTTCGCCCATCTGGACGGTTCGTGGAGCGTGTCGCTCTGGAACAGCGGCTTCGGTGACGGCGGGGCGGTATCAGGCGGCATCAACGAGGGAGCCAAGCCCGTCGCTGGTGTTGCCGACGTGGCTCCGACCTTCAATGTCGGCCAGCGATTGATCTTGCGCTGCGAGGTGATCGTCGGAGCCTTCGACACCAATGGTGTGCCGTGGGCGCGGCTGATTCAGTTCAAGGCCGGTGGCGTGCTGATGTTCCAGGTTGGCGATGCAGCCTACCGGGGCAAGCTGATTCCTGGCGTCTTCTTGTACGGAGCCACGGCACGGGTTCACGCTATCGCAGGAGACACCCCGTCTGGTTTGCCCGCATTTCCGACGACGGTGGGCGTGAACGCCGACAACGATCTCCTTCCCCTGGCCGGGGGCTCGACCTCGGTGCCGCCCAATCCCGCCGCCAACATCGGCATCAATGCCCAAGTCGACTTGTCGCGTCTCAACAGCCCGTCGAGCAATCTGTGGAACCGAGGTGGTGGCTACGACGTAACCATTCACCCCCCCACCTGTTGAGGCAGGGGTGGAAGGGGTTTGTTTTGTCGGCGAAGGAGGATGGATTGCCTGAGATAGACCCAGGGAGA